ATGATTATTATACCACAGAAAATTAAAGGAGTAATGAAAAATGGCAAAAAAGAAGAAAAAGAAACTTGGGAGATTCCAAATTTCGATAAGTATGACATTTATAAGCTAGATGACAAGCTTGTTATTAATGAGAAACCTAAGCCAAAAAATTATGTCATTCCGTGTACATTCATTAATATTGCTTTACTTGCATTGAATGTATGTTTGTTCTTATCTACTAAGATTTTGGTTACAACACTTATCCAGGTAGTTAAGTAATATGACTAAGGATGAGTTACAAACAAAAATTGACGGGTTTATTGAAGAAGAAACAGCGGATGAAAAAAGTAAGAATACCATTCGTAAATACAAGCATGTAACTATCTTGTTTGTAAACTCATTGCCTGATGGTGAAATACAGAAGTCCGATATAGTTGGTGTTAAAGATAAACTGCTGCATGATTATAAAATCAGTACAGTAAACAACTATATTGTGATCATTAATAAATTTATTAAATATAGCGAAATCATTGATTCGGATGATGATTTTAATTTCTTGAAACTTAAAAAATATTATTCAAAGAATTTATTGAAGAACGTAAGAGTCCAGAAAGACGATTCTTTGGATGATATCCTAGAGCCTAATGAATTTCAAAGGCTATTAAAAAAAGCTCGTGAAATCAATCGTATGGACTTGTACGAGATTATGAAGGTGTTTGGATATACGGGAATTCGTTTGAGCGAATTACAGTTCTTTACTGTAGAAGCAGTAACGGATGACAATGTGTATGTTATGAACAAAGGAAAAGGTAGAGGAATCATTCTGCGTTCAGACTTACGAAGAGAGCTTCTAAAATATTGCAAGGACAACAGAATTGAAGAAGGGTGTATATTTACATCTTCTGATAAGAAAAGCCCTGTAAACGCTCGTGTGTTGTCTAGAGACTTAAAGATGGTTGCCGGTAAATGCAGAGGGATTAAGCTTGGTAAAGTACATCCTCATGCATTCAGACATTTGTTCGCCATTCAGTATTTGATGCAGAATGGTGAAAATGCGATTGCTGAATTGGCTGACATTTTGGGTCATTCTAGTTTAGAAACTACAAGAATCTATGTTCGTACAACAAGGAAAATGAAAAAGCAGAATCTTGAATCATTGAGTTATGCGAAAAGAAAGTAGGGAATGGAATGGATGCTAAATTTGCAGTGGATGTTGGATGGATGGTAACAATCACGATTGCTTTTATTTTAGAATTTATTGAAACTAAATTCTATGACTATAAAGACGATATTAAAAGACATGCAATTCAGTATTTTAAATTTTGGTTCTATGGACATGCATGTGCATTTGGACTATGTCATGCGTTTCTTTCAATTTGATCTAGAAAGAGACTGAAAGAGTCAGATATATCAGCCAACATGTTAGTGAATTCCAATTCAGATTTAATATTAGATTTTTTTTGATCTAACAAATACGTATTAACTTCATCCATTTTATCATGTAGTTCTTTGTCAGGGATTAACATTCGAGATTTTAAATAGGCAGCACGATATTCTTTTAATAAAGTGTTCCCTTCTGATTTATTGTATCTAGCGGCTTTGTCTAAATAATCAGAGAAGACATCTAACAATTGATTGTAATGCTCTTGAGTAATTGGTGCACGAGCTTGAATTATAGAAACAAGTTCCTTATTAGCAGCTATAATCTTCTCTACTTTAATCGACTTATGAAGGCCTACACAAGATGGAATTATCGCGACTATATAAGGCCACGATTTAAAAGCAAAATTTAAAAAATCATTATCAAACTTCATATAAATATACCTCTTTTCGAGGTAATTATACAAGACGGGAGAAACAAATGAAAGAAGCTACTAATGTTAATACAGGAGATGTTATCCAAGTTCAATACGCATCGCATGAGGTTCTACAGGTAGTTCCTGATGCAGTTTATATGTTTGAAGAATATGGAATAACTGCTGTACTTGTACAAAGAAAAAACATTTCTTGCATGGGTGCAGCATATCGTTTTTATCAGGTGGATGGAAGGCTTTATGAGCTTGTGATTCTGCCTAAAAGTAATACAAGGAATAGAAAGAGAATAAAGGAAATATCTTTATTTTGAGGATAGTATGAAACATAGTTTTGACGCAGAAATTGCGAATGAATATGGAGTTGAAATAGCTATCATGTTCGATATGTTTTGTTTTTGGATCAGCAAGAACGAAGCAAATAATTACAACTTCCAGGACGGGAAATATTGGACGTTCAATACATATGAAGGATTGCATAAAATGTTCCCGTATTGGAATGTTCAAAAGATAAAAAGAATCTTAAATAAAATGGTTGAACTGGGCTTGTTAGTCAAGGGAAACTATAACGAAAATCCATGGAATCATACAACTTGGTATGCGTTTGGAGAAGTAGGAGAAAAGTTAAAAAGTGCTTTAAGTATAGATTGGTCAAAAGTGACTAATCGAACAGTCGAAAATGGCAATTGTAGAATAGTCAAAAATGACCAATGTACAATGGTCAAAAATGACCAATCTAAGACAGTTATATACACAGTTAGTAACACAGTTAATAAAAGAATAAAAGAAAGTTCCGACGACACTGATTTATCAGCATCAGAAACAATACCTTATGTTGAAATTATTGACTACTTGAATTCTAAATGTTCAAAGCGTTACAAACACACTAATCGCATTGCTAGAGAAAAGATTCGGGCTAGATGGAATGAGGGATTCAGATTAGAAGACTTTAAGCTTGTGATTGATGTTAAAGCTTATGATTGGTTAAACGATACAAAAATGAACAAGTATCTAAGGCCTGACACGTTGTTTGGATCTAAGTTTGAAATTTATCTGAACAGTGTAGCACCTAAACAAAAAACAAATAATTTTGTGATTGCGAAAGGGATGAAAATGTAATGCAGTCAGTTAGTGAAATAATCCAAAAACAAAATGATGCGAATAATGAGAAATATCTTAAAAGCAAACATTGCCAAAGCAATTGTGATAAATGCATGGCCGCCGGTGCATGTGGCATTTGGGAAAAGCCAGCGTATTATGACGGGAAATACTTGGTAGCTGCAACAAAGGTGTTCTGTTCAAAAAGAAATGACTGTGAGAAACTATCAAGCTATCGCAGTGAATGGATTGAGAAGAACAAAAAGAACAGCGGTTTAAAAGATTTGTTGAACAAACGAATCAATGATTTCGTTGCATCTGATCCGTGGCAGGAAGCAATCAAAAAAATGGCAGTAAATTACATCCAGGATTGTAAAAACAATTTTGCAGAACATATGCCTTGCAATTGGCTAATGTTTCTTGGTCAGAGTGGATGTGGGAAAACACATTTATGTTCAGGAATCAGTAATTGGTTGTTAGAACAAAATAAACGTGTTCTGTACGTCAGATACATTGAGTTGAGCAATTCTATTAGCAACTTTGATTATTCGCTTCTAGAACGTGCTAAACACGCTCAAATCTTGTATCTAGATGATTTGTTTAAATCTAGTGCTAATAGGTTGGATGATAAAGCAATCTTTGATTTGATTGATTATCGCTATAACAACAACATGCAGACGATCATATCCTGCGAAAGAACAAGCCAGGAAATGATTGATATTAATGAAGCTGTAGTTGGGCGAATTGTTGAAAAGTGCAATGGTTTCTTCTTTGAAATTGAGAAAGAGCCTGGAAAAAATTATAGGTTGAACTGATGGCACGAAAAATATATGGAATATACAAGGAGGATCTTCCTGTTTGTATTGGAACAGATTATGAATGTGCATTGTTTTTAGAAACCACAATCAATACATTTAGATCCATGTGTTCCAAACAGAAAAAAGGAAAAATAAAGCGTTCAAGGAATGGATTTATAATCGTAAAAATATGTGAAGAATTGGAATTGGAGGAAATAGAATGATTGAACCAAAAGTGATTGAAAAATTCATGGAAGATAATGGTTTAGAACCATATGATGCATTTGATGTGGATGGTGAGTTTAAGCCATGCAACCCACTGTACTTCAATGAAGATTTAGAGGTACGATCAATGGAACTTGATTCTAGAAATCTTGAATTTTTAGGTGGAAAAATTTGTTTATATAGACTATTAACTGGACAATATCATGTAAAGCAAAAAAGAACAAAAGATAACGATTCGGAAACTGTTGCGGAAGAAAAGAAAAATCTTATTTGTAAGGTATCTGTTAAAGGATATGTTATATCGGATGAAGAATTAGATTATTTAAAAAAAGCATGCGCTTTGGCAAGTTTTGTTTCATCGGATAAATCCACAAAAATTGGTTGCAAAAAATTACATAAATATTTTGTGACAGGTGAAAGATCCTAATGGATTACATGATGTTAGAACCGTATACAAACTTATTAGGTGTTAGATACGTGGAGACATAGTGATGAAAGAAAATTGTTTAAAAAGTAGAAAGGAAAATTAATCTTATCCTAGTGAAACTAGGTTGAGTGTTGTGTGATGTGAACACTCATAAAATTTAAACACATGGATTAACGATCAAGTAGAAAATTAACCGAGTCTAGAAATTAGATTATCGGTTGATTAATTGACAGAAAATGATTTTATTCTATTCGACAGAATAGAAGTAATAAAAAAGACGATTGAGAAGTATGGGGAAGAAAACTTCTACATATCTTTCTCAGGAGGAAAAGACAGTACAGTTTTACATCATTTAATTGATGAAGCAATTCCTGGAAATCAAATACCAAGGGTGTTTATGAATACGGGGATTGAATATAACGATATACGGAGGTTCGTTGAGGAATTGACAGAAAATGATTTTAGATTCGTTATTGTAAATTCCAGAGTGAACATTCCGCAAATGCTAAAAGAAAAAGGCTATCCTTTTAAATCAAAATTTCACGCGGAACAGGTGCGGAGATTTCAATTAAAAGGCGATTTTGAAAAAACAAACCGAAATTATTATGAAGGTGTAAAGGCAAGTGGAGTAGAGGCAACCGCCAAATTTAAATGCCCAGGCATACTGAAATACCAATTTTCAAAAGATTTCAATATTCCTTTAAGTCCAAATTGTTGTAATGAGTTGAAGAAAAAACCATTACATAAATGGGAAGAAGAAAATAAAAGGAGAATTGCAATTATTGGTACTCGACAAGCTGAGGGTGGAATTAGATCAATGCACGAAGGATGCATATTAACTAAAAACAATGAAGTTGTTAAATTCAAACCTTTAAATCCTTTGAATGATGATTGGATGGAATGGTACGTAAAAGAGAGAAACGTTAAATTATGCAAGCTTTACTATCCACCATACGATTTTAAAAGAACTGGTTGTAAAGGATGTCCATTTGCAATACATCTACAGGATGAGTTGGAAGTTATGGAAAAGTATCTTCCAAATGAGCGAAAGCAATGTGAATTGATTTGGAAACCAATTTACCAAGAATATAGGCGTATAGGTTATAGATTGAAACGTATCGAAGAGAAAAGATTATTTTAAAAATGTGAGGGAAATATGAAACTAGAATGGAAAAAAAATAGATTTGACGGGCCAAAAATAACACGACTTGTATTGACTGATGCATACAATGAAAACAGAGCAATCGCAACAATTGAAGAGCACCAACTTAACGAGAGTGAGCCAAAATTGTTTTATGTATATTTCACATTGTATTTTGGAGAAACAATAAGCATTGTTCATCCGTTTAAAAGTTTTGAAGTAGCAAAGAGAGCAACTTTGCAATTCATTAAAGAAGAAGCGGTAGAAAGAATGAAAGAATTAACATATATCACAAATTTTATAGATGAATAAATTGTGACAAAAACAAAGTGAATTATCAAAGATTGAAAGAGGGATACTAGGTATGTGGATTAGAAGTCAGAATAGAATGCAATTACAAGATGTTAATCGTTTTGTAATTGAGCAATTTGAAACTGGAATATACATTGTAGGGAATGGTTGTACATTAGGAATATATTCAACCAAAGAAAAAGCTTTAAAGGTATTAGATGAAATTCAAGATGCCATTGAAGATACGGACTATTACAGGATTGATAATATTGGTCATGGTACTTACGCATTAGGTAAAGGTGTTCAAGTTTATCAAATGCCACAAGATGATGAGGTGGAAGTATGACGGAAAAAGAATTAGAAAAAATAGCAAAAGAATTAAGAAAAGAACAAAGAGCAAACATGAGGGAATTGACAGTAAAGATGAACAAAGAAGTATTTGATGATATAGAAAAATTCGATAATTGCTTGGACTACATCGAAGAGTTTCTTAAAAAGTATTTATGTAAAAACGGATGTGGTAAATGTCCAATAAATCATCCAACTAAACAGTTTCCACATAATAACTGTAAATTTTATGAATTTGTAGATGAAGTTGCCTATTTAGAAGATCATATAGAAAAGTATTTAGGTTCAAAAGAAAGTGAGAAAGAAAATGAATGAAAAAGATTTAGATGAATTTGAAAAAGAATTCGGATTTAAATTGTTGCCTACAGGATTCAAAAAACCTTTATCAGAAATCACAAAAGAGGAATACAAAGAGCGTATTGAATTTGTGCGGAATGCAATTATTAATGATGATTCAAACGAAGAAGACGATTTTTTAAGGAGAAAGAAAATGATTGAAGAAAAACTTGAATCTTTAATTGAAATGTACACTTTAGAGATTAAAGATGAAACAAAAAATCTAAAAAAGTATAAAGATGAGTTAGAGAATGTTTTAAAAGAATCGGACTGCTTGTCAGAAGTTGATAATAGCAGAATATGTAGTTTACATAGAATTGTAGATAGAATGGCAAACAAAATCTTTTTGATGAAAAGATTTTTGCTCGATTTAAAAATAATGAAAGAGGACAATAAATGATTGAAGAAAGAATTGACGAGTTGATTCAATTATATGAAGTATATATTGAGCAGAACAAACGAATTATCGAATCAAAAAAAAGTTGAATTAAACGAAGTATTAAACACAGGAAAGTATGAATGTAGTTCAGGATACATCGAATCAATACAACAATATGCAAGAGATATTGATTGCTATGAAATTTTTATTGAATCACTAAAATATGCAAAGACAGGAGAAAGAAAATGACAGATTATGTATTTGAAGTGATGAAACGATTCCCAGGCTCATTTATCAATGACGATAACGAACTTATTTTAATTCCAAAAACAAATTTATATATTCGTTTAGAAGATGTGAATTCACCTACAGAATTAAAATATAAGTTACTTGAATGGTGCAGTAGAGATTGTTCTTGCGCATTGAGATATAGTCAAAATTGGAGAAATGCAAGGTACCACGATGATGTTTTGGCAAGAGTTAATAAATGTCTAGGAACAAATTTCACGCATGATGAAATGGAATTAATTTATGACAGATTAGGCAACCGTTGTAACCGCAAATTGACACAGAAATTTGTTTCAAGTGGTTACGATATGAAACTGTTGGAGGATAAAAAAAATGAATAACAATAAAAAGGAACTGCATAACGATAAATATATTCTTGATGCATGCTGTGGGTCTAGAATGTTTTGGTTTGACAAAAGTAATAAGAACACAGTTTTTATGGATAATCGAACATTAGAAGATACGTTATGTGATGGAAGGACATTGTCTGTAAATCCTGATGTAATAGGCGATTTTAGAAATATTCCATTTGACGATAACACATTCAAATTAGTTGTATTTGACCCACCACATTTGATTCATGCAGGAGAAAATTCTTGGTTGGCCAAAAAATACGGTGTGTTAGATATCGATACTTGGAAAAAAGATCTTAAGCAAGGATTTCAAGAATGCATTCGAGTATTAGAAGATTATGGAGTTCTTATTTTTAAATGGAATGATGAGCAAATTAAATTTGGCGAAATTTTAAAAGTTATTGATTATAAGCCTTTATTTGGCGACAAGAGAGGAAAAACACGATGGACAGTGTTTATGAAGGAGAAAAGAGAATGAGTAAAATGACATTAGATGCTGCAATTATTCATGCGAAAGAATTATCTGAAAGTCAATTAGTATGTAAAGACTGTAGAGAAGAACATAAACAGCTTGCAGAATGGCTTGAAGAATTAAAGCGAAATAAAGACAAAGAATGCGAAACAAGTGCTAGAGAAATGTTTGAGGAATTAGGTTTCAGAAAATGTGATGGTGTATACAGAGAAGATGAAACGCTGCTTTACGAAAAAAATATTTGTGATGGCAGAGACGTTCTAATGGTAAGGTTCTTACATGGAATGGTTCGTGTTACTGAATTGGCAAGTTATGTGTATAACATTGACGGAAAATTAATGAATGCTATTTACAAGCAAATGGAAGAGCTTGGTTGGCTAGATTCAGAAAGAAAAGCTATATATCATCTAACCCAGTTTGAATATGATTTGTTGAACGAAAATAAAGAAATTCATGAGTGGTATTTTAAATGTTTTGATGAGTTGATGAGGCTTAAAAAACAAGGACATTTTAGAGATGTGAATATAGAAAAGCAGATTGGTGAAATATTGCTAAATTGTGAGGTGATCAAATAATGAAATTATATTTGTTGCATGGAGACATGAGCGGAATACATGGATATAGAGAAAATGATTATGAAACAGATGGTTATGAAGCATATGTATACGGAATATTTGATACCAGAGAGAAAGCGGAAGAAGCAAAAGAAAGAAATTTAAGAATGTTTTACAGGCCTAATCCTGATGAAATGTGGATTGAAGAGATTGAATTAAATAAAGATATAGATTTACGCCTAGGGGGATATATAGAATGATTAGTCTATTTATAGACTTGAAAAGAAAAGGGTGATTAACGATGGATACTGTTAGACAAATGTTTGAAGCGTTAGGGTATGAATTTGAAAAAGAATATACCAGTGATGGAGTGAATGATACTTACAGATACAATAAATGTTCCATGCCCTTTTCAATTATATTTGATTTGAATGGTAAAAATATCATAATCAGTAAAATCTTTCCTACTATTATTATTAGTTTAAATGAGTTACAAGCAATCATCCAACAATGCAAAGAATTAGGTTGGTATAAGGAGTAGGAAGAAAATGGACGATATTAAAATACCTTCAATTGAATTTGTTCGATTGAAAAAGGGAATCACAGAAGAAGAATTAGATAATTACATGGCGGAAAATGATGATGATAGCTTTATAGTTTATTTGAGATGCAAATATGACTTTGAAGAAGAATGGACGTATTTGACGGAATGTGCAGGGTGGAATGCTTTCGAGGATACTATAAGTTGGTTAGATGATTGGTATGAAGGTCAACAAAATGTTGAGTATTTGGCGATTAGTAAATTAGGAGAAGGATATGACTGCTGAAGAAATGTTTAGAAGGTTAAGATTCACAGAAAAAACAACATCAAACATTTTTATAATGTATGAATGTGTGAATATTACTACATCACGAGTTATTGTGTTTGATAAAGTATCTAGACGTATAGCAGCTAAAGATGTACTAGGAGATAAATTAATAACAAAAAGCGACATATCGGTAAATGAATTAATGGCGATTATCCAACAATGCATAGAACTTGGATGGCTTGAAGAAGAAACTTGCACCAACGAATCAGAATATGATTCAAGGGATGCATTTAAATGTTCTAATTGTGGATTCATATCAGTACACCATACAGGAATTAAAATCGACGAAGATAATAGAGTAAAACGCTATTATGGTTACAGACCAAAATACTGTCCAAATTGCGGAAGTAAGATTATAGATTGACAAGGAGATTAACTAATGAGTGGTGGAAGTTACAGCTATGTGTATTGCAGAGTTGAAGAAGAATGTGTTAACAGAATGTTCGATTCTCAATTAAATGAAATGATGAAAGATTTAGTTAAAGTGTTGCATGATTTAGAGTGGTGGCAGAGCAGTGACACTGGAGAAGATACTTACCGAATGGCAGTTACTGAATTTAAAAAGAAATGGTTTAAACAAACTAAGATTGATGTACAGAAACAAATCGAATCAGAGTTTGAAAAAACAAAGGATGAGTTAATGAAAGAGTTTAAATATTTAAATGATGATGAATAAAATTAAAAAATCAATTATTAAGAACCTGAATCTTATTATTCCTTGTACAGTACTTTATGTTGTATATGCAGTTATTGTATATGCAACATTATATGGATTGAACGCACCATCAGGTAATCCGTTGGAGAGTGGTTTCTAATATGTGGTTTACAATAGGATTGATGTTAGGTGCTATATGCGGATTGATTGTATGTAGTTGTGCAACGGTATCACAGATTACAAGTTTAGAAAATATGATTGCAGCACAAAGGATGGAAATTATGGATTTAAAAAATAAGGTGAATAAAGAATATTTGTATGATGGATTTGAGGGAACAAAATGAAATTAATACCAAGAGAAGAATTAGCTTTTATTGTAGATCACTTAGACGACGAAGATGTTTTCTATTATACTATGAAACGGATTTTTGACATATATGGAGATGATTGGTTTGTTGAAGGATGTAGATGGATGAAAGTAAGAAGAAAATGAAGAAGAAAAAAAGAAAGTTAAGAAAGGATTAGGTATAAAGATGGCTAAAAAAATACAGGATTAAATATATCAAAGACAATAATATTTGTGTGATGGAAGTTCATGAAGAGTCAAAAAGTATGGCAATGTATAAGTTCTATATGAAACACCCATCATGCAGCATTGAGGAAATTGAAGAAATTGCATAGGAGAGAAGATGAGTAAAACGGATTATGAAGAATATGTAGATGTTCAAGTGGATGCATTAATTAAAAAGCTTGAAATGTTTAAAATCTATGAAAGAAAGTTTAAATCGTTGGATGGAATCTTAAAGGATTTGGAGGTTCGAAAAAAAGAATTTTCAGATCCAAAATCTCCGTCATTTGAACAAAGGTTGGATTCAAAGAAAAACAAGGACATTACAAATGATGTTCTTGTAAAGTTTATTTCAAAAGAAAAAGTGCTTGAAGATGATAAGAATCTTATCTTAGGAAAGATGAGAGAAGTTGAAACAATTATTGATCTTATTCCAAATGATGATATTCGTTTATATATGAAACGTCATTATATCAATGGAGAGTCGTTTGAGAAGCTTTCAGGAGAAAAGTTTTGTAGCAGAATGAAAATGTATTACGCAATGAAAAAAGAGCTCAAAAAGCTCGTTATGGGAGATTTGAACAAATGAAAAAAATATTATGTGCAATTTTAGGAATGACAATGTGTCTAGGTTTGGCGGGATGTCAAGAATCAGATACAGCTAATCATAATTTAAGAGTGGATGCAAACAACTTTAAAATATCGAGAAAGGTTGTGGCATTAAATACTAGAACAAATGAACCGTTGTTTTCTGTTGAAGGAAAAATATCTATTGAAACAGATAGTGATGGCGATTTGAATGTAACGATTAAAACTGGAAAAGATAAATATAAATTGTTCTATGCACATTTATCAAAAGATGTTACATATACAAGTATTCAGACCGATTCGGTAAAAGAAAATCCGTATGGATATAAAATAACATTCTTTCCTGCTAAAGAAACGATTGAACATGGCTTGATTAACGTAGAAGATACAAATAAATAAACACATTATAGCATGGCTCAAAAATTCATAAAGTTTTTATTTTAGAAAAGTGTTACAAAGTAGTCTATTTACTAGGCTTTTAAAAGGTTTGTAGTTAGTCTGATAATATATAGTTATCGGACATAGAAAAGAAGGATAAAATGAATAAATTATACAAATTATTAATGGTTGGAATGATTGGCATTTCATTATTTGGATGTGCATCTGTGGATCGTTGGGGTACTGATGTAAAATCAGATTTGAATGGTGGATTGAATAGAATAATCAATGTGTATACAGCAGATGGAAAAATTATAGCTAGCTATGAAGGTAGAATTGATATTGAATCATTGACAAGTGGAGCTGTAAAATTTGATTATGATGGAAAAAGATATATTTATTATAATTGTTTTGTAGAAACGATTGCAGATAAATAGGAGTAATCTTATGGAAGATGCAAACAAAGTTAAATATGGAATTAAAAATGTATATGTAGTTCCTATTGAGCATGAAGAAGGTGGAGATATTACGTATGGTACACCTGTAGCATTGGAAGGTCTTAAATCATTTACATTAGACCCGGAAGGAGATACAAATACAGGTTATGCAGACAGCACTGCATATTTTACAACGAACAGTAATAATGGATATTCCGGAAGTATTGAAATGTATTCAGAAAGAATTGATGAATTTACTATAGTAGGAAGAAAAAGTGTATCTGAGAAAAAGTTTTAGGAGTAAAGAAAATGAAATACAAATTACCAAAGTTTTTAACAGAAGTGAAAAAGTTTTTTATGATTCGTAATACAGATAGTTTATTTGTACAATATAAAAATCGTATTGTATGTATTTATATGGCGCATGAAAAGTTTTCTAGGTGTCATTATGATAACGATATATTAGTGGTTGAGCATTATGTTTGTTGTAAACCGAAATTCAAAAGTTTATATAGAAAGTTTTTAGATAATGAAATTGATTGTTTCAATTATGAAGATATAAAGAATGGATGTAATAAGTTTTATCTAAGATCAGGAGAAGAATATAAAAAGTTTATTAGAATTGTGAATGATATGTAGAAGGTTTTTTAGGAGTGATGAAATGGATGAAAATAAGTTTTCATATAAAGAAGTTTTTGTGAAATATGATGATGTTCAGATTGGTGTTATTTGTTCTAAGATGGTTGAAAAAGTTTTTGAATACAATGCGCATGATGATGAAGATGTGTCTGTGAATTATGTTTATTATGTGAAGAAAGAAAAGTTTTCTCAGCTGCTGGAAAAGTTTTTTGACGGTTCGATTCTATGCAAGCATGAAAAAGAATCTCAAAAGTTTTTTCCAACGTCTCAAAAACAACTTGAAAAAGTTTTATGATCCTGGATAAGTAAGGGGTGTTTGAATGTTTGAAGACAAGTTTTTAGATAGATGTATTTATATAAGCTATAAACATACAGAAATAGTTGTTGTATGTTCAGATTATGAAGAAATTATATCTTTAGGAACAGATATTTCTAAAGTATTATGGTATTTCATGGTCAATAAAGAAAAGTTTGATGGTTTGGTTGCAAAGTTATTGAATAAAGATATTGGAAATAATCATAAAAAGGATTCAAATTATTTTCAACTTTATTCAAAATCAAATTTACTAAAAGTGTTTACAATCTTAGATAAATAAGTTTTTCAAAATAAAGTTTTTCAGATATAATGGATGCATGAATGATTATATAAGTTTTCTATGCACATTATTAAATATAAAGATTCCAAAAGTTTACTTTAAAGCAAATGATAAGGTTTATGATCTTAAACATAAACCAGTCAATAAAGAACTTTTTCAAGTAAAAGATACAAGCATATGCACATCATAACCAAAAGAAAATGTAATTTGTGTAAACCTGAATACATCCATAGATAGTAGTTTAGTTTATATATATCTTGCACATGAAATAAGACATTTATACCAATATGCATGTGCATATAAGAAGAATCAAAAAGTGTTTTCTATAGATGAAAGAAGTATTCCTATATGGAAAAAGGAACTTGAAAGTTATAAGGATTCAAGATGCAAACACTATGAGAATCAGGAAATAGAAAAAGATGCAAACTTGTTTGCGAATTTTATCGCGATAGTGATATTTAAAAGAGTTTTGGATATAAAGGAAATGGACCAAAAAGAATATGAGTTTAAAACTAAACTTTTTATGAACTTTTTCGCATCGAGTCCAGTCAAAAAAAGCTGATTCAAAAAGAAATTAGAAGACATTAAAAAAAGGACTTTTACAAGTCCTTTTCAATTTTTTCAAGTTCTCTTTTTGCGTGATTGAAGCGATTTTTTTCGCGTTTGCTTTTTTCTTTTTGATCCCATTTTTCTAGATGGTTTTTTGCATATCTTAAAAGCTGATCATATAGAAAAGCTTTTGTATATGAATCAAAATTGTAAATAGATCCGTTCATAAAATGCAAATCAACATACTTTGCATATCTTCCAATTGATATATAACTAATATATCCATTGCTGAATAAGCCGGCTTCACGGCTCATATATTGCAATAAATTACATAAATTTTTAATGTCGTTAACAGTTTTTTTCATTTTCTTTACCTCCTAAAATGGAAATGCTTCTAGCATTTTATTTAATCTTTGCTGATCTGTAAGCGGCTTTTTATTTTTCTTTGGAGCTGCTTTTTTAATGCTCATCTTTTCAATTTTTCCATTATTGTATATATAACTTTCTTGTAATTTGTTTCTATTAAAAACATCTATAGTTTTGAATAAGTGTTATAAGTTGCCAGCAAGCTTTTTGAGCCTGGTTTACAGATCTTAAAAAGATCCTTATTTAATATGTCAATATAACACTTATAAATTTTAAAATAATAACAGATATCTTTTATTTCTTGGATGTCAGGCGCGAAAAGTTCTTTTTTCGCTTCTGTATTGAAGTATATTTGAATATCATAATTGAAAAATTTATCAAGATCATGAGCGACAAAAAGCCTTAATTCATTTGTTTGAATTGCTGCATACATGCATTTATTATGATCAAACTTAAAACCATGATCATTTAAAATTTTTTCGGTTGAAGCGCTGGGAGTTCCTAACGCTTCAACATAAATGTGGGGTTGTTTTCGTTCATTTGTAACATAATAATTAAAATGGTTTCGTTCACGCTTCCATATTGTCATTTTTAAGCCCTCCTAAAATATTCAAAATGTATAAACTATTTACAAGCTGCCAAAGTTCGCGCGGTTCAAGCTCCATGCAATTACATCCATTCCATAATTGAGATCGTATAGCCCATTTAAATGTCTATTTATTGAAAAAGGCATTATACTATTTGCCTTTAGACTATTTGCGTTGAGCTGATCAAGCTTTTTTTCTACTGATTCAATATATTCTTTGTTATTCATTTTTAAAACCTCCAATAATTAATAAATAAGTGGCAACACTATGTTTGATATGCCTAAAAATAAGCCTATCAACAACATGTCAAAACATATATAAAAATAGAATTTTAAAAATGCAAGTATGAGCACCTGAATGGCGCTCATCTTGTCAAGATCTTTGCGGGTTACCATAAGCAAATAACTCCGTTTGAAGTTTCAGTATATCCGTCAGACTCAAGATCACACGCAAACGCTTCATAGTCAAAATATCTTTGCGCAATTTCTGGGAGGTTGTAACATTCTTCAATTAATTCATGCGCTACATCTTCCAACGTCATACCCTGATAGAAAGTATAATTTTCACTTTTTAAGTAACTTAAAGCGTCCTCATAGCTGCATACTTCCAATAAAGCAGTGAATACACTTTCATTATTTTCTAATGCTTCAGCCACTTCATTAATATCGTCAATGCTTGGATATTCACCGAATGCATCATACATATCGAACAATGGGCAATAATAATCAGTTATGAACCACTCTTCATACGTTGTATTTTTTTTCACTCCAATGCTTTCAAGTTCGCTTTCAAAATCATCATCATCGATAGGGAAATTAATCCATTTACCTACCAAATAACCCTCATTGTATTTACCTAAATTTGTAATAAAGCCTTTCATTTCTAACATATCCTTAACCTCCTTATTTATTAATGATCTTTTTCAATAGATATGCATTTAATGCGATAGATAAAAATAAAACTAATTTAATTAGATCCATATAATAAAGCGTGATATAATAGATATATCTAAAAGGCTAGTGCCTTTTAGATAAAATCTTTACTAGAAGCTTAAAGGCTTCAATGGCTGAGGATGTATATATTAGTTCAAGTGTCCAGCTCAATACTGTATATATACATTCTTTTATTTTGGCCTTTCTTGCTTCTTTCTTTCTAGCAACTCTAGAAAGTTTCACGCTTGTTACCTCCTTTCTTTTTACAATTAAGTTATAACCCTAGAGTTATAAAATGTCAATAATAAATTATAATTAATTATTAAAAATTTACAATTCAATAAAAATAATATATAATTAAAACGTAATAAAAGAAGGTGAAAAGAATGGAAAAAGACAAGATCAAAAGGGCGCTAGCATATGCAGGTATAAACCAAACGAAAGCGGCTGAAGCGCTTGGATACAGTCAAGCAAATTTTGCAATGAAAATGAAAAGAGAATCTTTAACAGATCAGGAAAAACAAAAGCTTGCTAAAACGATGGGCGCAACATATAAATGCTATTTTGAATTTGAAGACGGCACGAAAATTTAAACCGTCTTTTTTTTATGCTCATTTTTTTAAAAAGCTTTTATCTTTGCAAACGTGCACGTAAGCGCCTATTTATAAGGCTTTTGAGCGTGTTCGGTTCTAGTCTTATAAGATGTAGTTATCAGACTTATAAAATATATATGTGTGGACGGTTTGACCGTCCTTTTTTTGGTAGGCTTGCACCAGATCATTGAAGACAACGCACCACATAAACACATGATCAAATGCGCATGATCCAATGTATGGAAGTAGTGCAATGTTTATTACATATATAAGAACGTGCGCGTGTGTTCTATTAATGTAGTCATGGCCATGTTATGAAACAACGCTTTCAACAATGCATGTTGAAACATCTTTCAACACGTCAATAAAAATGTGAATATCATATGACTAAAGCCGTTAACGGTGCGGTGTGGTGGTAGCTGCATAGGTTTGATTTTTAACCATGAAAGCGCCCAGGGCTGGGATCAGATCAGTAGATACCCCCCTATCTTTCGGAAGTTTTTTGGGTTTTGGGGAACGGCGTGGGGAGTTTAAAAAAACTCGGTCATGTGTGTACGAAAGGGGGTAAATTCTGAATTTCTTCATTTTGTACAGTGTACAAAGAAAAACCGTGATATTCTGTAGTTGTGAAGATTGGAAAACATCTTCTAGAACAAACAAGGTAGTTCTTGGATTGTTTCATTATTGTGCCCGTTGGAAAAGACCTGTGGAAACACGGGTTTTTTTCATATCACTGCATTCAAAGCTTTTACTGTTCATATTGTCGTCCTTTAACCCTACTAACTGTAATTGTAATCAAATCTTTGAATGCAGCGATATGAAAAAATATTATGGCTCAGAAGCAACGAAAACGGGCGCTAGAAATTATGCTAGAAAATTCTACTCAAGCAAGGCTTGGGAAAAGAAAAGTAAAGCGTATAGAAAGGCGCATCCGCTTTGTGAAAGATGTTTGAAAAAAGGTATCTATACCAGGTCGACTTGTGTACATCACAAAGTACACATTGACCAGGACAACTATAGAGATATACACATTCTATTTGGTGATTCTAATTTGGAAGCGTTGTGTGACTTATGCCATGCAGAAGAACATTCCAAACGCAAACCATCTTTTGAATTTGATGAAAATGGAATGCTTATAGGATGTGGAAGGAGGATGATGAATGCAAAAAGGAGCATGGAAAAAAAGAATAAATTCACAACTAGAAAATTTAGGTACATATTCCCCTGAATATTCGGTTGCGGTTGATTCACTTGCAGATGCCCTGGCTCAATACGATTCGACGATGAAGCAATGGCGAGATTCAAGTAAAGCAAATGGTTTCAAAACATTGCAGATGGTTGTTGAATACACGAACAAGGCTGGTGCAACGAATTTATCACGCTCACCATATTACATTATTACCGTTCAATTACGTGATCAAATTATGAAATACTGCAAAGAACTTGGCTTGTCACCTACTTCACTCTCAAAGACGACAGAAGTATCCGGAAAAAAAGGTGATGAATTGGATGAGTTCATGAGCAGATTTAAATGAAATATCTAGACATTTATAAAGAACGTATTAAATCGGGTGAAGATGTAGTTGGCAAGTGGATAAAGCTTAATCTTCAATATGTTGAAAGAGGTTTAGCAAATGGAGATTTCTTCTATGATGAGAAAAAAGCGGAAATGCATATAGCGTTTATTGAAACGTTTTGTCACCACGTAGAAGGAAAAACAACAAAAGTGAAGCTTGAGCCTTGGCAAAAATACTATATTGCGTGCATATTCGGGCTTGTTGATAAGAATGGAAAAAGGCAGTTCCGTGAAATACCAACGGTAATGGGACGAAAACAAGGAAAATCATTTCTTTGTGCAGGTATTGAACTTGATGTTGGATTTACATCTGATGAAGCTGGTATGCAGATATACAATATAGCGCCAAAGTTAAAACAAGCGCAGATCATTTACAATGTTCTGTATCAAATGATGGAACACTCTAAAGCATTGAGCCAAAGAGTAAAAAAACGTAGAACAGATATCTACATGAAACAGAACAACTGTAGATGGGAGCCAATTGCCTTTGCATCTAAAAAGTCCGATGGATTCAACCCATATTTGACAATCTTTGATGAGTTTGCAGCCTGGGAAGGTGAAGCGGGTATGAAGATGTACAACGTTATGTTGTCGGCAGGCGGTGCAAGACCTGATCCACTTTATATTCCTGTAAGTACCGCAAACTATATTGATGAAGGATTATATGATGAACTATTTGTTCGTGGAACATCTGTTTTACTTGGTACGTCTGATGAAAAACAAATGTTGCCTTTCTTTTACATGATTGATGATATTCAAAAATGGGATGATCCTATTGAATTAAGAAAGGCAATGCCAAACCTGGGAATATCGGTTTCTTATGAGTATTTGCAGAATGAAATTTTAAAAGCACATAGCTCACCGACATATAAGGCGGAGTTTATAACAAAATATGCGAATATCAAACAGAATTCAACAGAAGCATTATTTAGTGCAGAAGATATTAACAAAGTTAAAGGTGAAGAACTTAGATTTGAAGACTTTGCACATACATATGCAGTTGGTGGAATTGACTTGTCGCAAACAACCGATTTAACAGCCGCATCTGTAGTTATACGAATTCAAGAGCAGGACTACATATTTACTCATTTCTGGCTTCCAACATTAAAAATCAAGGAGCTAGAGGAAAGAGACAAAATACCATATACAAAGTTTATTCAATTGGGATATTTAAGTCCAAGTGGGGAAAACTTTGTACGGTACGAAGATGTAACGCAGTGGTTTGAAATGTTGCGTAAGAAATACAAGATTTATTGTGTTGTCGTTGGATATGACCGTTATTCGGCACAGTATCTTGTGGATGATATGAAGAAATACGGATACAAGATGGATGATGTCATCCAGGGTACTAACCTTACACCGGTTATTAATGAATTTACAGGATATGTAAGAGACGGATTTGTTCATACAGGAACAAATGGACTTTTACAAGCACATATGTCTAGCGTGGCATTAAAGAAAGTTGCGGAGGACAATCGTGTCCGCATGATTAAAACTGATCCAAGAAAACATATTGATGGATATGCATCTGTTATTGATGCATATACAGTAAGACAAAAATGGTGGGATACATTTAAATACCGCCTTGAAAACAAGAAAAGGAAGGTGAATTAGTGGCTAAAAGCAGAAGAAAAAGATTTGGTTTGCTTGGTAGTCTATTAGGACTAAATAAGCCAGCACCTAAACAGAATCAATTACACTCAATGTTTGCAAGCTTAGGTGGATATTCGCCGGTATATTCATCATATGATGGTGGAATATATGAGATTGGACTATGCAGAGCATGTATCAATCGAATTGCTACATCATGTGGAAAGGCTTCACCTGAACTGACAAATCAAGAATACAAAAGCAAGATATATAACTATTTGGTTAAGAAAAAGCCAAATCCTTATATGACAGCTAGTCAATTTTACAAAAGATTGGCAACCATATATTTTGCAGAAAACAATGCTTTCATTATTCCAATTGAAGATGAATATGGAATGATAAAGGGATTGTGGCCTGCTGTTCCAAGTCAGTGTCAGTTAAAAGAAATCAATGGTGTAGTTTATATTTATTTTAATTTCATCTATGGCGAAACAAAATTGATTGAATACAGTAAAGTAGGACATCTAAGACAAATGCAGTATAAAAATGATTACTTTGGTGATACTAATGATGCATTTGATACAACAGCTAAATTGATGCTTGCTCAGGAAGAAGGAGCAATAAATGCGATCAAGTCGAGTTCTATTGTTCGATTCTTAGCTAAAATTTCAACACCGATTGATGATGATGAGGATTACAAAGAACAACAGAACCAAATCTTGAGAAATAATCTGAACAAGAATGAAACAGGTGTATTTCTTATTGATAATCGTTTTGATGAAGTAAAACCGATTGAAAGTAAACCATTATTAGTGGATGCCAAACAGAAGCAGGCAATTGAAAATAGTGTATACAGCTATTTTGGGATTAGTGAAGCTATTTTACAAAATAAATATAAACCTGATGAATGGAATGCATTTTATGAATCAATTATTGAACCATTCTTTATTGAAGTTGGAGAAGTGTTGAGTGGAATGTTGTATTCCGTAAATCAGATTATGAATGGTAGTGAAATCATTCTTACAAGCGATCGTTTACAGTATGATTCAACACAGACAAAGCTGAATGTTGCGACTCAAATGTTCGATAGAGGAATGATTGATACGAACGGGGCATTAAATATTATGAACAAAGCGCCTTTACCAGATGATGAAGGTAAGAAACGTTTTATTCGAGGTGAATACATCCAGGTAACTAAATCAAATCAAGGAGGTATTAGTTACAATGGCGAAACCGAACCACAGCAAAATCCAAATGCGCTCAATTCCGTTTCAGATGAATCCGGTGACGGAGAATAAACGGATTGATACTCAATACTATGTTGAGGGATATGCTACTACATTCAAGCCTTATGTGCTTTATCGAGATTACGAAGGTAATGATGTATATGAGTTGATAGAGCGTTCAAGTTTGGACAACGCTGATATGAGTGATATCATCTTCCAATTTGATCATGGAGGAATGGTATATGCACGTACAAGCAATGGTTCACTTATTGTTGAAGTAGATGAACATGGATTGTTTGTTGCAGCAGATTTAGGAAGAACAGAAGCTGCAAAAACGTTTGTACGACAGTATTCAGGCAGGAATGGTTACTCAGATGTCATGGCGCTACATGTGATGAGGAATCATATGATAGAGATAAAAAAATGTGGACAACACGTAAAGTATCAAAAATTTATGATGTTTCGGCAGTGTCGATTCCTGCAAATGATCAAACATCTATTGAAGCAAGGGCAAAGTCTTTAATGGATGAGGAACGGGTTAAAAAAGAAAATGAAAAGAAACGAGAAAGACTGAGTTTGTTGTTGCAGATTAAGGAGGCTATTAATTAATGTTTACAGAGCAACAACTAGCAGCATTCAATGCAATGAATCACGAACAGATTCAAAAAAGATTTAAAGAAATTCAAGATGAGGTAAACAAAGACGATCCTAATACAAACTTGGAAATGTTACAGGCGGAATTTGATATCTTACAAAAGCGTGACAAAGAGTTACAAGGCCAGGCTGCACAACGTCAAGCGTTCTTAGATACTATGGCAAAATCTATTGAAGATGAAGAAGAAACTTTTGTTGCACAACAAGCACAAGCTCGTAGCAAAGCACATCCATCAATGCCAAAAGGATTGTCAGAACGTAAAAAAGGAATGGAAGACGATATGGAATATCGTAGTGCATTCATGGAATTCGTTCAAAAAGGAAAACAGTCAGAAATCTTAAGACAACGTAGTGCAGAAGCAGGTGTGGCAGCTGATCTAGGTATTTTAATTCCTGAAACAATTGTTCAGAAAGTAATGACTGAATTAAGTAAATCACGTGGTTACTTATACAATGCAGTATTACATACAAATTTCCGTGGTGGTGTTAAATATCCTATCGGTTCATTCAAGGCTACATTTAAACGTATTACTGAAACGTCAGTGTCCGATCGTCAAAAGGCCGGTTCTGTTACAGAATTTGTACAATTTGGATATTTGATCGGTGAAATTCGTTTAGCTCGTACCTTACTGCAAACAGTATTGACCGTAAATGCATTCGAAACTGAATTAGCAAAAGTTATTGTAGAAGCTTATTTGGAAGCTATGGATCGTGAAATTTTAACAGGAGAATCTACAAATAATGAATGTGAAGGTATCTTAACAGAAGCTAATAAAGTAAGTGGACGTATTAAAACAGATCACATTATTGAATTTACGGAAGCAGAAATGAAAGATTGGGAATCATGGCAAACAAAATTATTTGCGAAGATTCCTTTGTCAATGCGTAAATTAAAGCCAGAGTTTGTTATGACTCCTGCTACATATGAAGCAAACATTAAAACATTGGCCGACGATAATAATCGTCCTGTTTATGCAGAAACATATAATCCTATTGATGGTGCAGAACGTGCTACATTCAAAGCCAGAACTGTTAATTTCGTTGAAAATGATACGTTCAAAGATTTTGATGAAGCAAAGAACGGTGAATATTTCGGAATGTATTGGGTAGGAAAAGAAGCCTATGCTATCAACTCAAACATGCAGTTTGGTGTGAAGAAGTACTGGGATTATGAAAAGAATGAGGAAGTAACTCAGGCATTAGTTATCAATGATGGTAAAGTATTAGATCCTCAATACATCTTCTTATTAAAAAAAAAGTAGCTTAAGCAATGGAGATGTTACAAAAGATGAAAGCCAAACAGGAACACATTCATTATCTGATGATGAACCTGCTGCAATAGATGAAGAACCTATTTTATTAGATGATGAGCCTAAGAAAACCACTCGAAAAAGCAGTGCAAAGAAAGCTTAGGTGATAGATAATGGCGTTCAATATTTCTGAAAGCCTTCTAGAACGTGTTAGAACTGCTGCTACAAGAGCAAAATCACGCGCATATGATGATGAAATCAAAACGTATATCAATGCATGTTTATACGATTTGGATAGATTAAATATCTTATTTGATGAGGATGATTTAGAAGATGAAATTGTAGTAGCGGTAATAACATATGTAAAGTCAAAATTTGGTACAACGGATGCTTCATATAAAGAATCAATGGCTAAAACATATGAGGATTTACGTCAGATTCTTATGACAGATAAATCCCATAAGAAGGTGATATAGTATGGCATATGAATATACTCGTGAGAATAATCTTTATTATGATGTGGCATATCTGATTGAAAAAGAAAGATATGTTGATGCAGATGGTGTGGAACATGTTAATGAAACGGAGAAGGAAGTATTTTGCCGAGTTGGTGGAATTTATTCAAAAGAATTTAATGAACCTACCAGGCAGGCATACAGTTAGCGTATAAGCTTGTTATTCCAAGCATTGATTACAATGGTGAGACAACAGTGAAATACAACGACAAAAAGTATGCGGTTTATCGTACATTCCCATCCGGAGATACGATTGAACTATATGTTCAACAGGATGCTGGAGAATGGAAACAGTAAGACAACAAATCGTTGCTAAATTCACTGAACTTTTAGGTGAAGGACAATTTGTATATGGCAGTTTCAAGTCAAAACCCCATACTCCATACGGAAATTATGCATTGGATTATACAAACAATTACTTTGCAGACAATAGAACGTATTGCAAAATTGGAGTTTACATATACAGATTAGTGACTGATCAAAAAGATTTTGAATTAGAAGCTAAAATAGAAGACATGTTTGATGAATTAGAAATACCATACCAAACTATCACAGATGAAGATATAAAAGCTCAAAAAGTACACTGTACAGAATGGACGGTGACATTAGTTGGCCGTCAATGATGTATATTGCGATATGTCGCAGCTTGGGCCTGAAATCAGAAAGATGATTCAAGAATATAAAGAGCATTCTTTGGCGCAGATTGATAGAGCAGTAGAAGAAACTACAAAAGATTCCAAAGATATTATTAAAGCTAAGGCTAATGTAGATCATAGAAACACACGCAGAAAGGGCAAATATAAAAGGTCTATAACATACAAGATTGAGCGTGAGTTAGCTCATACACGCGGTGTTATTTATGCGAGTGGCCATGAATATTCATTGACTCATTTACTAGAAAAAGGACACGATTTATGGAATTCTCCTAGACGTACACGTGCATTTAAGCACTGGAAAGATGGAGAAACAAACGCAATCAAAGAACTGCCAAGTTTAATCGAAAAATATTTGAAAGGATAAAAACTATGGCAGATAAAAACAAAGTACGATTCGGTCTAAAAAATGTTCATGTATGTTCTATTACGGAAGATGCAGGAGCAATTACATATGGTGCGCCTACAGCATGGAAAGGTGCTAAATCATTAACACTAGATCCGGAAGGTGAAACAAATAAATATTATGCAGATAATATTGCGTATTTCACAACGAACACAAACAATGGATATTCAGGTAGTTTAGAGATGTCTGAAATTCCTGAAGAAATTGAAAAGATGATCTTCAATACAGTGACAACTGAAGAAGGTAACTTAGCAGAAGATGCAAACGTATTACCTAATAACGTTGCGTTAATGTTCCAATTTGAAGGTGATGTAAGTGCTACAAAACATATCTTCTATAAGGTTGTATTTGCTCGACCAAGTGTAGAAGGTGAAACAAAAGAAGAAAGCACTGATCCAAAAACAACATCAATGGATATTACAGCCATTCCTGTTGAGAAAGATGATCATCAATGGGTAAAGTCAAAATGTCGTAAAGGTGATACAAATTATGAGAGTTTCTTTTCAACTGCTCCAAAATTACCTACTCCAAAAGTTGGTGAAATGAGCCAGAAAGAGGGTACACCAGTAGTTGTACAAAGTGATGATGGCAAGAAAGTGAGCGCATTATAAGAGGGGTATCCCCCTCTTTGTGAGGTTATATGGAACAGACATTAAAAATTGATGGTAAAAAATATAATTTATTGTATAAAGGAAAAACAGCTAGCATTTATAGAGATTGTTTCAACAGAGATTTGTTGGTGGATATTCAGGAAGTGCAAATTAAATTTGGTGAAGCTATCGAAAAAAATGTTCGTGAAGGAAATCCTGATCGAGATCCTTATTTCGTTTTATTGCAAGCAAACGGATCTTTATTTTTTGAAAGATTAGTTTGGGTATGTATCAAGACGTATGATACATATCATGGAAAAGAAACAAAAGCGTTCCAAGATTTTGTTGATGAAATTGAAAATTATGAAACCTATGTAATGAGCGGAGTTGTTATTCTAGAACAAGTTATCAATGCGAATAAAGCAACTGTACAAAATGAATCAGATGAAGTGACTTCAGATGATAAAAAAAAAGAAGTGTAAGCTACACTGATTTAGTATTAGGTGGATTAAACTTAGGATTAAAAATAGATGAAATAGAGGATATGGGCATAGGAAGATTGTTTGATTTGATTATTGCACGTGGAAATATGCAGTCCAAAGTAAATAATTCAAAAAACAAAATTCGTATTCGTAAAGCAGTCCAAAGCGACTTTGACAGATTTTAGGAGGTACTAAAATTGTCAGGTTATAGTCAAGTAAGAGGTATCTCCGTAAAAATTGATGGAGATACTACAGGCTTTCAAAAAGCGATTAATAAAATAAAGTCTGAAACGGCAGGATTAGACAAAACTATGTCGAAACTGAAATCTTCTATGAGATTTAACGAAGGGGATTTTCAGTCATTTGCGACATATCAAAATCTATTAAAAGATAAGATTCAAAACACAACTAAGCAATTAGAAGTATATAACAAGAAACTGATGAATTATCCAAAGACACAGAAGCAATGGGCAAGCGCTGTTGATGCTGCTTCAAAGTCTATTGATAATTACAATCATACATTTAGTTCTTTGAATAAAGAATATGCAGACAACAACAAACAAATAAGTGCATGGAAAGAAGCAATATCAAATGGGACACGTTCGGCAGAACAAGGCGAAGATGCTATTCGAAGATTAGCTTCACGAAATGTCACTTTAAAAGAAGCAATGGATGATTGTAATGCTGGTATTGCTGAGCAGAAAAAATCATTGGTTGATTTAGGCAGTACGTATGAAGATTCTCAACGTACATATCTAGGTTTAAAAGCAGGTGCTTTAGGGCTTAAGAATGAATTGGCAGGTATGTCAAATGAATTCATTTCAACGAATGAAAACTTGTTAAGGTTATATGACACGTTAGGGAAAGTAAGTTCAAAAGCAGACCAGTTTGCGAACACTGTAAAACCATTGTCTATGTTATCTTTTGTAGGCATTGCAGCTGCTACTAAGACGGCTATCGAGTTTGAAGATGCGTGGACAGGTGTTACAAAAACAGTGGATGGAACACCACAACAATTGTCTAAAATTGACGATGGATTAAAGAATTTAGCACAAACAACATCTAGTACTTATCAAGATATTGCTCATTATGCTGAACTAGCAGGACAAATGGGTATCCCTACAGATTCTATTGTTGGATTTACTAAAACTATTACAGAATTGGGTGATACTACAAATCTTGTTGGTGAAGAAGCAGCACAAAGTATTGCCAAATTCTCAAACGTAATGGTTTCGCAGTCTAAAAAGACAAATACATATTATTCTCGATTAGGCTCTACAATCGTAGATTTGGGAAATAAATTCTCTACTACTGAAGCGGATATTATGGATATGGCTACTAGATTAGGCGTTGCAGGTAAGATGGTAGGCTTTAACTCTAACCAAGTATTAGGATTATCAACTGCATTATCTTCATTAGGTATTGAAGCCGCTGCTGGTGGTGGTTCTGTTTCTAAAATGTTAAAGACGATTGATATAGCTGTTTCAACGGGGAATGATTCGTTATCTGATTTTGCGGAAGTGTCTGGTATGACTTCTCAACAATTCCAAAAGGCTTGGGGAGAAGATGCAGCGGGAACATTCTTAAAGTTTGTAGAAGGTATTGGTAAATCAAGTGATGTTACAAAAACTCTTAATGATTTAGGCATTACAGAAATTAGACAATCACAGGCAATGGGTGCTTTGGCACAAAGTTCGGATGTATTGGCTAATGCATTAAATGTTTCTAAAAATGCATGGAATGACAATTCAGCAATGGCAAACGAAGCAGAAAAGCGTTATGCGACATTGAAATCTCAATTATCTCAAACATGGGAAGCTGTTAAACAAGCTGGTAATGAATTAGGTCAGGCATTTACACCTACCTTAACAGATCTATTAAAGATAGTTAAAAAGGCAGCTAACGCATTCTCTAATTTAGATGAAGGAACGCAACAGACAATCGCAAAGATGTTATTGTTGACAGCAGCCGCTTATCCAACCGCAAAAGGTGTAAGTAAAGTTGCTGGTGCAACACAAAGTGCTGTTAAATTCTTTACTAAAGAACATACAAGTTTACAAAAGGTAGCTGATGGATTTGGGGATGCTGCAAAAGCAGGAGATTTAGCAAGTACTTCTATCGTTTCGTTAGGAAAAGGTTTTGTGTTAACACATCCAGCAATCACGGCTGTTACAGTTGCACTTGGTGCTTTCGCAGGTGCTGTTGTTTGGGCCGATAAAAAACGCAAGGAAACAATGGAAACTGCGAATAAGGAACTTGCATATAAAGATACAGATTATGCAGTTACATTAAAGGTTATTGATGGTTATGAGAAGTATGCAAAGTCAATGTCTAAAACTAAGGCAAGCATGGGTGAAATTGTAACTCAGTATACGCAAAATAACAAAACTGCAAGTCATTTGATGAAAACAATTGAAGATCTTAACGCAAAAGAATCTTTAAATGCTACACAAAAGACTATGCTAGCAGAAGCAGTTAGGGAGTTAAATCAACTTTATCCTGATTTGGGAGTAGAGGTTGATGAAAATACTGGAAAACTAAATCTTAATGAGGATGCAAACTATAAAAGTATTGATGCAATCAAAGAAAGAATCACTCAGATTCAAGAAGAAGCAAAACAAGAAGCGTTGGCAAGTATCGCAAAGAAAAATGCCGCTGCTCAATTAAAAGCGGAATTAAAGAATGCAGAGCTTACGGAAAGTATAAATACTACAACGGACTCGTTAAGAAAATTAAGTGCAGAATATGCTAACGGTAAGATGTCAATGCAAGATTATATGAATCAATCAAGTGCATTGAAGGAATCAATTAATACATTATGTACGGATTTAGCAGATTCTTATACGAAATTGCACGAAACGCAGACACAATCCATTCTTCAATCTAACTATCTTGAAACGCAATCTTTTACTCAAATGGGCGCAACAATGCTCCAACAGTATGCGGATTTAGCAAGTCAAGCAGAACAAGCTGGTATAAAGATTCCACAAAACATTCAAACTGGAATTACAAACGGAACAGCTAGTGCGGTTGAAGCAGCCAATTACATGGCTACATTAATGAACATGAATCAACTTGTGGATCAAGCAGGTATGATTGGTGGCTCAATTCCAACAAGCGTAGCAAATGGAATCCTGGCAAATTGTGGAAGCATTTCAGAAGCTACTAACGCAATGAATAATTTAATCACTTTAGCAAACGCAGTAAAATCCGCTGGAATGAGTGGAGAACAAATTCCTACAGATGTTGCAACAGCAGTTGCGAATGGGCAAATGTCTGTAAGTGATGCAGTAACAAAGATGATGTCAGATACAGATCCTAAAATAAAAAAAGCTGGAGAACAGATGTTAAAAGAATCTCAGAATTCGATTACCGGTATTGCGGATGCATTTGCAAATGATGGTACTACATCATCGGCCGTTGGAAAAATGGGTGGAAAGATGGAACAAGCATTACAACCATCTTTAGATAACATGGTTACAAGTTCTGCCAAAGCTTATGCGGATATTAAGTCTAATATCGACAAAGCTCAAAACTATGCTGACAATCATCCTATCACGTATACAGAAACGACAAAAAAGAAGACAGTTGTTGAAGGTGATAACAATAAAAAATATTTCCCACAATCTTTGTTTAATGCTGGTAGACCTGTAGTTGACACAGATATTATGCCAATGGATGCAGATAAGATTGCTACTTATTCTGATATCAGTCCATATGCATCTGTTGCGAATGCTACAACAGCTATTATGAGTGGAACTACATCACAAAGCGTTGGAAGTGTAGGTAATATAAACTTGAGTGCAATCACAAACAGATTGGATCGAATGATTAATGCGATTGGAAATTGTGATCTAACAATCAATTTACAACCTATGCAATTGGACGGAAATGTAGTTACAGATACTGTACAAGAAATTGTGTCAATTCGAGATATGCTAAAAAATATAGGGAAAGGAGTAGCTTAGAATATGTATACATTACAATTCACACCTGAAAATCAACCATATACAATTTACAAAAATATTAGTAATTTGTTGAAGATAACTAGTGCTCCAATTATCCCTTTTTCGGAAGAAATTGTAGAAACATCAGAAATGGGAGACGGTACAACATCGTACCGTCACACTGGTGTTCTTAAAGATAAAACGATTGAGGTTTCTTGTAATTTTGTAGTTCAAAACAAAAAAGAAGCTAATGAAAGATTGTATGATATTAAAAAATATTTTGCAGGTGGAAAAGGATTATTAAAATTCCCAGATGAAGATTCAGATCATTTTTGGAAAGTGAAGAACATAGAATATAACATTTCAGAAAGATGGCATGGTTTCGCATTTTCATTGACTATCAAATTCACTGTTGATGGATATAGATATATTGATAAATACGCTAGGCCTATGCAGATTTCGGTATTTGACATTACATCAATTGTAAATCTTTACGAACCGTCATATCCTACGTATAAATTCTATAACACATCAGAAAAGACTGGCTGGATTTCTATTACTTCACTTACTCATAACCGCAGTTTTAAAATATATCAACCGTTTGCTAAAAAATATAATTATTATCAACCGGGTAGCATTGATAATGCACTGGCTGTTAAATACATAGAAATAAATTCTGAAAATGCATATATGAAAACTGTTTATGAAAATGGATATTTCGAATATACAACATTAAAAACAGAAGGATCATTTGAAAATTTAAAAATTGAATATGGGTCAAACGATATAGTTATCAATACAGAAATTGGTTTGATTCGTACTGAAATATTCAGAAACTTTAAGGAGATTTGACAATGATACATTTATTTCTATCTAAAAAGAATACAACATATCAACAAATGATTGAGCGAAATGGAGATATTGTTCTTAAGAACTGTAAAAGTGCAAAAGCAACTTTTGAAAGAAACTCAATCTGGTATGTTGAAATTGAATTTCCGAAGAGTGAATTATTGGGAATGAAAATTTCAGAAGAATCTGTTTTTAAAGTAGATTTAAACTTTGAAACAGCGCAACTATTTAGAATAGTTTATTTTAAAGAAAATAGAATTTCTGATACTTATGTATGTTATGCAACGCATATATTCTTTGACTCTCAAAAAGAAATATTTGTATTTGATGATCGTACAGTGAATTCAACGTGGGATGGAGCTATTAAAACTGCCAATGATATTATCGAAAAATCAAAATCTAAATATCCGTATCATGTTTATGGTGATAGGTGGTACGAAGATTACAAAAATATAAAGCCAGAAGATGGTAGAGAAGTACATATTCACAATGCTTATAAAACGGATTTGTGTGTAGATGTTCCATCAGCAAACGAGGATATAGCAACACAATTGCAAATGTTTAAGGCTAACAATTCACCTGCTCAAACATTTGTTTTAAAAAAATTTTCGGATGAAATTAATGGAATTCATGAAATCTGGTCTTTTATGTCGATATGCTCATGCAGATGGATATGTGCTGAGAATTATGAAGATAAAAATTATTCTAAAATCGAAACATATTGGCTTAGAAATAATCCATCGAATACAAATATGCATTGGGAAGATTATTGGGGACTTATCTATTTGCCAGAAGCTAATGGATATAAAATCGTTAGACCTACCGATAAAAACTACAATTGGTGGCCAGGCGGTGATGGAAGCGGTTTAACGCAAGGAGTTAAAATACAACTATATTCACACGGAATAGGTAACAAATCACAAAGTCTTTGTTGGCAATTTGAGGATAAGGAATCAACACAGACAGCCTATTGGGTTCGTTATAATTTGATTCAATGTCTGTTTGGAAGTGAAGAAAATTCTATGATGAACAGATGGCCTGAATGCGAAGAACGTAGATATGTTGCGATGTTTGATAATTATGATTGTTATTTTGGCAAACCTAATGGTTATAAAGCAGCGTTAAAGCCGAAAGAGTTCTATGTTGGTTATAAAGAAATTGTTGACTACACAAAAAAAGTATCTATGGAAAATGTTGTTACTGGAATAATTCCAAAGGCATACAATGGAAGAATTTTGCCAAATAACGAGATAGTTAAATCTAGTAAATGGGATGAGAATGAAATACACCGCATTGAAGTAAAAGAATATTCGGATGTTAAATTAATGCTGATGATTCATCGGCCACAAAAGCTACGTTTGGCGTATTTAAAAATGAATCTAATTTGCAAGCATATTTAAGATACATAGCAGGAAAAGATTTAAAAAATGAATTGCAAAATCCGGATACGGAAACAACTATAAAATTTGAAAAATTATTTGGATCAAACATTCCTAATGCAAATCAATTAAAATTGAATGATGTTATTTATGTAGACACAAATAATTCAGGTAAAAGAGAAAAATTTTATTTAAATAAAATGACATATGATTTAATCAAAGAAATGCCAGATGAACTTACTCTTATATTGGAAACGGAGGTATAACATGGCAATTGTATATTCAAATGTAACTGTAAGCTTAACTAAGCAAACATCTGTACCTATAGTTGAAATGGTACAAGGTGATACAGGAAGAGGATTGGATGTATTCGTCAGTGACGATATTATCACTGACCAAGTAGCGTATGCGGATGATAGCTTAACCGCTACGTTATGGCTACTAAGCCTAGTGGATTAATGGTTAGTATGGATGCTACATCTGTATCTAGATTTCAAAATTCGAATGCTTACGAAATTAAATTTTCAGATCCAGAAATATTCCAACAGATTATTGCTGAGGTTGCATAGTACAATGCCAAATCAATGTTCTGATGAGTGGTGAATTCGTAACGTCTGTTCCTATTAAAATTAATGTAATTGAAAATATTGCAATGTCATTTGAATTGGAATCTAAAGAAGAATTTAGAAATGCTATTGAATTGATGGCAAAACAAAGAGAATACATCAGAGTTTTAGAAGATTATATTAGTCAATTTCAAGAACAGTTAAAATTGACTGTAAATGTGCGTTATGGAACAAGTGATCCTACTGTTTTATCAACGGACAAGCAAGGTGATATTTATATCAAATATAAGGAGTAGATTATGGGAGTTGTATGTGAATTAGATTACAACGAAACCGATTTTGATCTTGATGTCTTGCTAGACAATTCGTCAATTATCGAAGATGGTCAACAAATGCCAGCGATAGATTATGATGTATCTGCATATTCTAATGTAGCGAATTTAGACTATAGCCAATACTTGCGTGTTTCGTTTGATGTTTACAATGAACGATACGAAGGCGCTTATCCTAACCTAAGATACAAAGTTAATGTTCGCTTTAAGATTACAGGCCAATTCGCTATCCAAGCGTATAATACAGTAAAATTTGGTGAATTAACGTGGTCAGGATACATGAATTATGGATATTATACACAAGATACAGGGTGGATAAATATTCCTGGTGAAATAAATGAAGCTATGGGATGTAATAGGCAAAGGAACTTTTCTTTTAATTGCAGCATTAGTGGTTGGCCAAATTTAAATGGAACGCTAATGTGAAAACGCCTATGATTTCAGTGCCTGAGTTTGAAACATCCATATCTGATATTGATGTAGAATCTTTAGTTATCAACGGAAAATTAAAAAGCAATCCATACAATTTGTATTGTCTAAGGGTATGGTCAAAAGATAAAAATGGATTTATTTCAAATAATTTAAATGGATCTTTAACTGTTGATGGATTAACGCAAAATACACAATATGAATATCATGTTGAGGTATGGAAAGCTGATTTAAGTGGTTCGTATGTAAGTCAAAAAATATTAACTGCAACCACACTAGAGAATTATCCTGAAATAAGTATCGAAAGTGTTGATTTTGTAATAACGGAAGTTGATTCAGATTATGATAATGTAACACTTACTGTACACACTACAGATGATGCTCATGTAAAATCTAGTACGTGGGGAGAAGGTGGAAATTACAAAGTATCTGAAGGAACGAGTACCACATACAATAATCTGCCTAAAAACTTAGAATTTGACTTTGAAGTAACGATAGAAGATACACTTGGACGAACCAGCAAACCGTTTGAATTTAAATTTAACACAACATTCACTTATATGGAAGCGTGGGTATTTGTTGGCGGAGCATGGAAACGGGGGTATTCCATGGCTCTTGGAAGAATGAATAAACCAAAACTAGATAGTGGAATAAGTGCATATTCTTCTGGCGTAGGAAATAGAGATACTTATAACCTTGTTAGATTAAGTGCATATGATGGTTTGGAATGGCATCAAGCAATACCTTATAAGGAGGAATAAAATGGAAATTAAAAGAGATCATATTTTCATAAATCAAGGAGATACAATCTATACAGATATTTTGATTAAGTATAAGAATGGACAGTTATTTGTTCCTGGTAAGGATGATTCTTTAGAGTTTATTATTTATAAAGATGGCAAAGAATTGATTAAAATTCCAATTGATGAATCTCTGAAGGTGATTTGCCAAACGGATGAACTTTCTGCTGGTGTTTATAATTGGATGGTTCATATTGATGTTAATGGAATTAAAGAAACACCGTTAAAAGGAATTCTTCAAGTGAAAGGAGATTAAAAAATGGATGGATTGAAAGCAAGACTAAGCTTTGATGCGGTTGCTTATGATTATGATGATGAATATCTTACGATTGATACAGATACACATATTATTAACATTAATAATGTATCTAGATTGTTCGGAGTGCAATATGATGGAAATTCTAAATTGATTAAATTTAGAATCAGAAATAAGTTATCTGATATTCAAAAAATGCAAGATTCAATTGTTTATATAAATTGGATTGATTCTAAGGGAGTTAAGGGCCAGTCAATTGCGATTAACAAAACAATTAATAATGATACTTGTGAATTTGCATGGAAAGTACCATTTGATGCTTTGAAAAATTCAGGAGTATTACATTTTGCGGTGAGCGCAGTTGTGACTAAAAATAGTTCAAGTGTAATTGATCAAAGATGGTCTACAAAAATTGCATCTGTAATTACACCTGATGGAATTTATATTAAATCTTATACACCTAGTAGTGAGGAAGAAGATAGAATTGCACAAATCTATACCGAGTTATCAAATATGATAAATAAGCAAAATGATAATTTGCAATCACAAGTTAATTCACTAAAGGAAGGTTTAATAAAACATGATATTCCAATTGGAGAGCTAAAAACTGGACACTTTATTGATAAATTAACAGGTAATGAGATGATATCCAGTTCATATAAGTGTACTGATTACATTAACGTGTCAGCATATACTAAGCTTGAGTTGCGGTCAATCATGGGTGAAGATAATAGCTCTATATGTTTTTATGATGATAATAAGATATTTATTACAGGATACAATTTATATAAAGCAGAGGGCCCTTATGTACATACAGTTGATAAACCATTCAATGCTAAATACGCAAGAGTTACTTACAATGTTAGTCAAACAACGGTTAATTCACCTTACCTTAAGGCTGTAGAGTATATTGATAGTATTAATGATAGTATGCTTAAATATACTGATTGGATTGAGTCGAATTGCACGGTAAAGACTGGTATGTTTGTGCATAAAGATAACGGTATTTTATACGATTCATCTGATACAGTAGTAGGAATATTAGATGTCAGAAATATTAAAAAGATATATATACACAATCTGTATCTTTCGGGTAATAGATGCATCTGTGGTTATGATGTTAACAATAACTTTGTAGAATCAATTGATTCCGGGTATTCGTTTAATAACTCTGTGTTTGACAAAGAATATAACATAGAAAAGTATAGTTATATCGCTTTTTGTGCTAAAAATGACTTTACCATTAAAGTATTGCCAAAAGCTACATTAATAAATACAGATTTTTCTGCAATAAAAAATGTAAAAAACAATATTGTTTTACCGAAACATGATAAATTACATGTATACTATGAATTTAAGTTTGGAGATATTGCATTGCCTACAGATTCGTCCAGTACAGAGGTTGAGTTATTTAATGCTTATGGTGGAATTGTCAAGTTTGTTACGCTACATAAAAAAATGACGTTAGTTGAATCATATATTACCGCACCTGTAACAGCATCCGCTCTCAATAAGAATATTGCGTATAATTCTAATCAGGTTGTTTATCTTGGAAATAAGTGGACTAATCACATTCGTGGTAATAATGCTTTTAGTATTAGATGTACAGACACATCTAAGCAGGATATGACAATGACTATTGGAGCAGACGGTGTTGTGTTTACATCTGGTGGTACTATTATTGATAGAGTAGAATGTGATGCTGGAACAACAATAAATAGCTTGATTAATGAATTGAAGAAAATCAGCTATCTTGACGTAATACTTATTGAGTCAGTAAATCACAAATATGGTGACCTTCTTGTTGATGCATCAGTCAATATACCTATGTTTTACGATTTTAAAAAGCTTGATAATAGTACGTATATAGATAATCCTTATATATCAATACCATACAAGACTGATAAATCATGGCATAGTATTGAGCTTATGATTGACCATAGAAGCAATAAATCATACTTTGCTATTGATGGTCTTACTTGTATGTCTGACATATCAAATGATGATATTACAGATTACACAATGATGATTGGAAAAGATGTAGCGGAAATCAGAAATATAGTTATAGATGTAGATACATTTGCAGATTGTGAAATTGTCGAGTCTGAAGCACCACCATACAAAAAGCACATCCAGCTTATCAGTAATCATAATCCTAGATTATTGATTTTCGAAGGACATGGCATATCAGTAAGAAGTGATAATTCCGTGCCGTAGAAGATTCGATGGAAGTATCCACAGATAGACTACGTACAGTTATTGAATATCTTGATGAGCACAAATACGTTCCAGTATCATTTCATGATATTGTGGAATGGAAACTTGGCAATAAGATGCTGCCGAAAAGATGTTATAACATGATGTTTGATGATTGGCGTTTAAGTAATTATATTGATTATGATAAAAGACTGCCTTTTAAATCTACAAATCTCTGTGCTGGACTTGCGGTTGTCTCTTCACTTAAGAGTAGAAATGACAATGAAAATGTTGGTGGTATCACTTATAATGTTGGTGATATGGTTGATATAATCATGAGGGCTGGATGGTATCCTTGCTCTCATACATATAATCATGCGGAGTTGCTAAATCGCAAGGTATCAGAAGTAGATGCATTACTCGCCAATGATGTTAGATCAGCAGAGATACTTGGCATCTATAGCGATGTGCTTGTTTATCCCCAAGGATCTTATGAGATTAGATATCGCGCGCCGATGGAAAACTCGGCATTTAAGATAGGCATCAATATCGTAACTGATAACTATAATTGCCGTGGATTATCTGACTACTCACTTACAAGAGTCGAAATTGGGACAAGAGAGACGCTTACTAATGTGCTTAAGCCAATCGTATAATTAACCAAAGGAAGCTTTAAATAAATAAAAAAAATTGGCAAATTGTTGCATTTAAATAGGATGAAAACTTGAAAGGAAAACGAATATGAGTGGAGAATATCTTAGTGTTATTATTTCTGCATGCATGCTTGTAATTGCGTTTATTACGTATAATCGTGGCACACGTAAGATGGATGGAGAGCAAATATCCAATATGGCATTTTTGAAGAATGAATTGGAACATATCAAATCGGATTTAAGTGATATAAAGGATTCAATTTCAGAAATTAAAAAAGGAAGTAATTCAATGGAAGTGGAGCTTTCTCAAATAAAAGAACAAATAACTACTTTGTTTAAACGTGTAGAAGCGTTGGAGGATCGTAATAAAAATGGATATTAAAGATGCAAACAAGAAACTTCAGAATGTAGAAGAAAAAGTAGATAATATTTATGGCTTTTGTTCAAAATTAATTGATCGAAACTATAAAACAAGTAGAACGATTATTACGGTTTTAATCCTAGTAATTATTGTTCTTTATTCTACTATTGTTTGTCGTGGTTATTGGAAAGATGATCATGTGAATAATTGTTCTTGCGAAGCTAATTCAAACCAACGAATTTAATTAAGGCGGTGGTTTATATTAACAAAGCTAACAGATTAAAAGAGATACGTCCTAATGATGCATTAATACTTATCAAATCTGTTGGATTAAGAAAGAAATATGAACAGGTTTTGATTATGAGATACGTGTATGATATGTCATGCACCGAAATTGCAGATGCATTATGTGTGGAAGTACAAACCATTAGGAACAGAGTATGCAAAGCAAGAAAAATGTTCGATAAATATGTGAGCAATCTATAATGGTTGCTCATTTTATTTTGGGTATTTTATGAGTATTATTCGAGTATTAAATTATGTGTTACGTAACCATATAATTAAAGCGTAAAGAGGTGGTTAAAATGTATAACAATTATAATCCAGCACAAGCACGAATTGACAGTTTGATGCAGCAAAGACAAATGATAGATCAACAAATTCAGCAAGTACAACAGTATGCAAATATTCCACCTATCAATATTAATAATCAAATTACACCACAACAACAAGGAAGTTTTGATTTTAATGGAAAATGGGTGAATAACGAACAGGAAGCTAGAAACTTTGCCAATGCAAATTTACCAACGATTTTATTTGATAACAATAAATCTATTTTTTATATGAAATCTTTAGATGGAACATTTAAAAAGTTCAAATTTGAAGAAATCACGGAAGATAATTCTAACAGTATTGAAAATCGTGTAAATGGAATCGAAAAGAAATTAGATGATTTGATATGTGCATTAAGCAAACCGCCAAAACAAGCTAATGAACAACCTAAGAAAGGAGCACAAACAAAATGAATCCTTTAAAAAGTATTATGAGTAATATGAATCCAATGAATATGATGAATATGGGAAATCCTCAACAAATGTTAATGAATATGTTGTCACAGAAAAATCCACAAGCGTTTCAACAATTTCAAATGCTTATGAACAGTGGCCAAAATCCACAAATGATTTTAAATCAGATGATGGGTAATTTAAATCCCCAACAAAAACAACAACTTCAACAAATGGCAAAACAGTTTGGAATCAGGTAACAACGGATAAACCGTTATTATAGAAAGAAAGGAGAACATATATGATGGAAAACGGAATGGGAATTCAACCAACTTACAACTTAGCTGAAAGAAATGACGGCTTTGGAGACGGAGGAGGTTGGTGGATTTGGATCTTGCTAATCTTCGTATTATTTGGATATGGAGGATATGGCAACGGAAACCTAACAAATGATTCTTTATTAAATGAAGAATTCATTAAACGAGATATTTTTAACACAAACACAAATGTATCTCAAACAGGTTGTCAAACTCAACGTGATGTATTAGAAAGTCGCTATACGAATCAGTTAGGACTTCAAAACTTGCAAGCTCAACAACAAGAATGTTGCTGCAACACACAACGTGCAATTGATAATGTAAATGCTCAAAGTTTCAAAAACACTTGTGACATTACAACAGCAATTCATTCTGAAGGTGAAGCAACACGTGCGTTGATTAATGCAAACACTATGCAAGAATTACGTGATCGTTTAGCTGATCGTGACCGTGATTTATTGACGGCTAATTTCCAATTAAGTCAACAGGCACAATCTGCAAACATCATTAATACTTTGCAGCCAACACCAAAACCAGCTTACATTACATGTTCACCATATTACGCTTATAACAACGGATGTGGATGTAATGGCTACAACAACTTATAATCTAGCACATATGTGATTAGGCAATTGCCTTTGGATTTAATGGGATAGTCGAAAGGCTATCCCTATTTTAATAGGAGGATAAAAGAAATGATTAATAGTATTGCTACGGCTGTTCAGACAGTCGATAATTCAAATAATGTATTGTTTCCTACAGATCGTGTAAGAAGCAAATCATGCCAGTGTCCATGTAAAGGATGGTTGGCACACGATCCAGGAAGTGGATTGTTTACACTTACTAAGCAAGGTATCTATGAAGTAACTTATACTGCGGATATTACGAGTGCAGCAGCAGGACAAGCTTCTCTAGTGCTTGAACAAAATGGAGAAGTAATTGGAGGAACACAATCTATTTATACTGTTGCAACTGCAAGTGCGTATGGAAATGTAAGTGGAGACACTTTGATTCAAGTTCCATGTGGCGCATCTTATACAATTGCATTAGCAAATAACAGTGGTTTGGATTTATCTGTTCAAAATGCAAACATCATTATTAAGAAGATTGCGTAGGTGAAAAATATGCACAAAGCAATGGAAGTTAATGAGAAGATAATGCATGAGTCAGCAAATATGTTAGAGAAACATGGTTATTCAGAATCTTATTTTCATGCATTGTCTCAAGCTTTGGATAATATTAAAGACATTGAAACGATAGAAGCAATGAGAAATAAATATCAAATTGAGATAGGAAAAGATGGAGTTTCAACTGTTGCAAGATTAAAAGAAGATAATGATGGATATAATATTCATGATCCAGAAACAGAAGATATTGTTTATAAGCTTGCAGAACATTTGAAAAAATATAAAGCGTTCAAAGAAGAATATGAGCGCACAAAAGGTGATATGGATTTAGAAAAGTCTCACCGTGAATTAGATAAGACTATGAAATGTATGCAACAAATCGTAACTATGATTCATGGATGCGTTGATTCAGATGAAGAAAAAACAATGATTAAGACACATATACGAGACATGTTTAATATGTATCAATAAGGCCGTTAAATACGGTCTTTTATTTTGTACAGTGTACAAACGATTTAAATACTATTATTAGGATAGGAGGTATTTGTAAATGAAAAAATATAGTAAAGAATGGTGGGTCCAATATGGCTATTACGCAAGTATCAGAGCATTAAAGACGATTGCTCAGACTGCTGTTGGTGTTATTGGAGCATCTGCATTATTGGAAGCCGTTGATTGGCGAGTTGTAATTTCGTCAGCGGTTTTGTCAGGCGTTGTTTCTTTATTAACAAGCGTTGGCGGATTGCCTGAAATTAGTGTACCAGAGGAGGAATAATGATGGATATTGTTAAAAATTTAGTTAGTTCAAGTTTATACTATTGTAAATGTCCTTATTCAATGAATCCGACACGTATTGTTGTTCATAACACTGCTAATGACGCTTCTGCTAGAAATGAAATTCAGTACATGATCAATAATCGTAATGAGGTTTCATACCACTATGCCGTTGACGATAAAGAAATTGTTCAAGGTATTCCCGAAAATCGTAACGCTTGGCATGCAGGAGACGGTGGAAATGGAGTAGGAAACAGACAAGGTATTGCTATTGAAATTTGCTACTCAAAATCAGGAGGTGCGAGATTCGATGCTGCTGAAGCCTTAGCTGCTAAATTCATTGCATCCAAATTAAAGGAAAAGGGATGGGGAATTGACAAAGTAACTAAGCACCAAGACTATAGCAATAAATATTGTCCACATCGTACTTTGGACAAAGGTTGGCAGAGATTCCTGAACATGATTCAAAAGGAATTAGGACAAACTACTACAAGTTCGCCAAGTGCTCCAAACTCTTCAAGTGGTGAAAAGTATTCTACAGGCACTCCAATTTGTACTAACACATTAAGCGTTAATTGCAACGGAACAGGTAAGGTTTATACAGGTGATTGGAGTGGTACGATTGGTAGAGTGATTAAAGGCGCTAAATATCCATATCGTGTTGACCGTAACGGAGTAGCGATTGGATGGACGAATGATACAGGTGTTGATACAGATCCTCATGTTCCTGGTGGAACTGCAACTCAATCAGTACAGACTGTATTAAATGGTATCCCTTCGGATTTCGTTAGAGAAAATGCTACATTCTATCCAAACACAACATTGAAGATTAGAAAAGCACCTACAGAAAAAGGAATTGACACAGGATTGTACTACACAAACGGAATGTCCGTTAGATACGACGGATACGTTAAGCGTGAAGGATTCGTATGGATCAGTTGGATTAGTGCGTCGAGTGGAGAACGTAGATGGATGAAAGCTGGTGTTTTAAACTCGAAAGGATACAACACAAATCCATACGGAAGATTTGTTTAAAGATTAAATTTGCAAAAAAAGAATTAAATTTAAAAAAAAGAATTAAATTTAAAAAAACAATTGACATAATATAGTTTATACTGTATTATCTTTCTTGCGTGAAGCAGTGAGGTACATTTTGGGGTACAGAACAACAAAGTGTTATCAAAATACGCAGATAATGATGTAAATAACATCAAATATCAATAGATATGAGGTATTTATATAATCCCCTCATCTGCTCCATTTAAAATTGAATATTGGTCCAGTGGTGTAGTGGTTAACATGCCTCCCTGTCACGGAGGAGATCGTGGGTTCGAGTCCCATCTGGACCGCCATTTAGAAATATAAGTCATCTTAGGATGGCTTTTTTCTTTATATTGACTATTTTTTTGTTTCTTAGTTTAATAAATCT